TAGTTAAATCTTGATTTAATCTTCTTCTTACTAAATCATATTTATTATTAGCTAATACATTATTTATAACCTCTTCTTCAGCCACTTCAACAGACTCTTTATAATCCATTTGCATATGCAACTGTAGTTCTTCATCGCTATCCATATCTAGTCCTTTACCGTTAGATTTGGAAAGGTCTATACCAGTCATTTCTTTAACCTTGTTGACTAAGTCTTTTTGCATCATATCCATTCTTATACCCTCTGCATAAGCTGTTCTTTTATATATTGACTCTGGATCTTGAGCAAAAGCTTTTATATCATAGTTTCTTTGAGACATACCATTTACAACAATGTCAACAAATTTAGGTATAACAGGTACTGGTTTCCAGTCTAAGTTTAAATAAGATAAATCACCATTTATAGATAGTTCATCTTTATACTTTTGTATAGACTGTTCTCCTCTAGCATATAATCTTAATCTATGGAATTTATTATAGTTATCATTAAATCTATCGTGAAAAGCTCTATCGCCTCTAAACCATTCTCCTTCTATAGATCTAGCAACTTGAAGACCATATTCGTAAGTGGCTTTCTCTGCATCAGGTACTACCTGACTAGGAAACGAACTATTATAATTAGTATTTATCATTTATTTATTTTTGAAATATAACCACTGTTATCATACTTTTTTATACCTAAGTACATAGATTTTACTTGTCTTTTAGCAACAGGTGTATACCTATTTTTATTACAAGCCATAATAGCTAGACCAGAGCTAATAGAAGCATCATATTTTGTTCTATTATTTATATTAAACTGAGCCCAGTCTTCTAAAGTTTTTTGGTGATACATATCACCCATGCCTTGTTCTAATTGACCTACATGTTCTTCTATGTAGCTTTCTATTGCAGCAGCATGTGCTTGCTTAATATCTTCACTTGTGTTTGGTATACCACCTATTTCTTTTTCTGTAGGCGATAGCTTATTCCATATTTTATCTGGACGGTTCATACTATAACCTCTGTAACCTCTTCTTTTTAAATAATACAAAAACCTAGGCTTGTTGTTTTCAGCAAGTACTGGCATACCGTAAAAAACCATAGCCATTAAAACATCTTCAAAAAATATCTCTGCTGTTTGTGGTCTACAGATATATTCTAAAAAGAAATGGTTTGGTGGTGCATCTTCCATTGAAAACTTAGTTAAGCCATGTAGTGAACCGTTTGACCCTTTGCCATCTACGGTACCTGATATATCGTAACTATCTAAACCAAATGCTCCAACGTGATCATTTCCAGGGTGTTTAACACCATTTTTTATAATCACTCTATTTTGTAAATTTTTAGGTGGCACCCATGATATTTTAAATCTACCATCTTTATTAGGTACAAACTTTACTTTAGTATCTTTAATACCATTCTCCCATATAAAACTACCTTGAGTAGTAGTGTTATTAACTTCTTGGTTATAATCTATTTGCTCGTATATTCTAGTTAGATTAAATAAACTATCTTTAGTTTCGTCTCTAAAAGCATGGTTTTCAGTTCTTGGAAACTGTCTGTAATATTCGTTTAAACTATCTTGATCATCTTTTAAACCATCTACTTCGTTTTCCCAGTGTTCAATAACTCCAGTTGTAACTTCGACACCATCGACTCCGTAGACTTTATTTTTTCCCTTAATGAATACAGGTGATCCAAAAGTATCCATGAACCCTTCGTAGTTCCACTCCATAGGGATGAAAAGAGAATAGAGTCCGCTAGACGTCTGTCCGTTTCTATTTCTTTTTGTAACATCTGAATTGTAGTAGAGTTTCTTAAAGTTGTTTCCACCTTTATCTAATGCGTTTGAAGTTGAGCCCATCATACACTTGCCTACGATTCTTGATCCTAACCTTAGTGTTGTTTTTGTAACTCGCCAATTGTTTAGTATGTTGTCTGGTCTTTCCCATTTTCCTGATTCGTCGTGTGCTAATATTTTTAATTTCTCACCATCGTAAGAGTTGTCCCCCGTATTTTTCCAGTCTATAGTTGTATCAAGACCTTGTAATTCTTTTAGTTTAACGTTATCGTCTAGTTTTCGTCTAGTAAGCTTTGAAGCTGGGACTCTATACGCCAGCTCGGTTTTAGGACGATCCATACCATCCTGGATGGGTTTAAAAAAAAACGGATAGTTAACGGATATTGGTACGACTTTGTCGGTAAACATTTTTTTAGCGTCTGCTCCAGTTTTAGATAAGATACCGAATCTAGAGTCAGACGATATTGTTGCCTGGTTGACCAGTTCAGCTGACGACATAAAGCTAAATCCACTCCGTCTGTTTTTAAGATAGCACATTCCATAGCACCTTTTGTCCGCTTTACAAGCTTCCCAGAAGATAAAGAAGAGTCTATTTGCTTCTCTGTAATCGGCTGCACCAACATCAATCTTTGACCATTGCAAATACATGTAATGAGTACCAGTGATATAAGTAGGCTTACCATTGTTATAAAACCAGTAGCCTTCATCTCTTTTTTTAAATTCATTATCTATATAATCGTACCATTCTTCTTTAAACTCGTTCGGGTACTCATCCCAATCAAATCTACTTTTTATTTTACTTAAAGCTTTCGGGTATTCTTGTTTTTCCCAATATTGTTCCTTTTTAACTTTGCTTCGTTTAAAAGGTTTGTCTTCTGCCGGAAGTGCGATGCGAAGATTTTGTATTTCAATGATCTGTCCAATTTGTCCAGTTTTACTTATTACTATAAAATCGTAATCTTCGTTATAGCCATAATCCCATCTTTTTAATTTATTTTGTTTTTTTAAGTATGTAGGGTTTACAACATTTTCTAATTCTTTCCAAAGTGTTTGCTTGTAACTCACTTGCTCCTCCCTTCAGCAAAACCTTTAAAAGTTTTTTCTTGTTTATCTTTTTTAGGTTTTTCGTTTAGCTTATCTTCCTCCTCTTGAATACGTGTTAGTATTTCAAAAGCATCAAATATAGCTAGCTTTTTAGTGGCAGCAGCATTTTTAAGTCTATCAGCTGAAACATCATCATCTGAGTCTACAATCTTTTCCTTTGCTACTTTTATAAGCTCCTCAACTGCCTTTTGCCCAGCTTGGATTATTTTCTTCTTCGTTTCCTTCGTATTCATGGGTTACGGCTATATCATTAGATTTCATACAATAAAGGCGTTCACCTTCTATAATAAATTCAAACTCAGAGTATGGTGTAAACACTACTAAGTCACCAGGTTTAATTCCTACAGCTTCTAAGGAACTATTAGAGTATTTTAGTATACCAAAGTGTTCTTTTTCTTTAGATATGCTTAGATTTGATTTATTTAGTATTGGCTTTACAAAACAATAATCTAAATGGCACTTTTTATTATACATGTATATTTGATCAAGGCTGCAAAAGTATAAGTCACCTTGGAAATAAGTTGCACTATTTCTTTCTTTACCTTTTTGATCATACCATCTTCTAAATATGTTATGATGTACATATACTATATCACCTGGTTTTATGCTGGTATCAAAAGCCGTAGGAGTAGAAACTACTACAGCTTTTTTACTTACAAACTTGTGATCTTCAATACCTGTGTTAATAATAAGTTCTTTATCATCAACTTTTCTTACATTATCATACCTTTTTTTATATGGTTTGATAATAAATTTATATAAGTTTTTCATTAGTATTTTAAATCAAACTCAACAGCAATAGCCATATTGTTATTAAACCTTTTCCATGGTAATATTTCGTTATTCTTTTTTATATAAATAGAATATTCACCACTTTGTTCATTGTTTAATATATCGCATATTGTGTGACCACCATAAACTTCTTGACCTATCGCATAATGCATTGCATCATTTTTATAATCAGAGCCAATACTAATTTTTCTAATTACATTAGGCATCTTCAAGAACTTCCTTATCTTCTTCTATCTTAGTGTAAGTACCATCTTCAACATTTATGTTTATAGCACCATATTCTTTTTCAAGATCGTTTTTAAACTTCTCTACATCTTGATTAACTCCAGCTAGTTCATGTAAAAGGCCATGTTTTTGACTTTCTAAATAACCTATTTGGTTTAGAATACCACTTACTTTTTCTTGGTGTTTGTTTATAGTTTGTAGTTGATCTAAACTAATTTTATTTTCTACTTTTTCCATTTAATTTAATTATATTGTTTTTTTACTCTCCAGGGCCTGCATTAGGATCTGTCCAAGCAGCTGTTGCTAATAAAGCTAATACTGCAGCATGATCCATAGTCTCAACCGGAGTTAATGAACCATTTGTTATAAAACTAGGTTCAACTTGGTAAGACAGTAAACCTTGCGTATTAGCTAAGTTTCTTCTCATTGTCTGAGCAGAAGACTGATTAACTTGACTAAACAAAATCGCGTTTGTATCGTCTAAGTTTATTACTGCATAAGTTGTTGCCATTGTTTAATTATTATTTGTTAATTACTTGTTATTTATATATTTACTTGTTTAATATCTTTTTTACGATGATATATTAGGTACACTAGTATCTCTATTTGTAGCCAACATATTTACTGAATAAGCATTTTTATCAGAGTTAGGGGCATTGCCTTCTAAATTACCTGGTATATTCATACTAGTTCCAGTTCCATTTGCTGTAGAACCAGGCGCATTACCTACTAGTTCACTTCCACCCATATTGCTGCTAGTGCCGTTGCTAGAGTTACTACTTAAGTCGGGGCATATCCAGTTTGTTCCATCGTAATAGCTATCACCCGCAAAACTCCACCATCCAGTTGGATTAAGACTTGAAATGTCGTTTGGAGCACCACCGTTATATATTTTTATAACCTCTTCTTGTGTTAGTTCTTTGTTTTTCCATAAACTAAAATTAGATGCTAAACCTTTATATTCAAAAGCACCAACATCACCCCAAAATAAATTATTTGACGAGTTGGTCATGTGAGTATATGTTCCTGTAGACGTTCTAGCGACATCAGTTCTAATTTGACCATTTAAATATATTTCAAAACCAGTGTTACTACTACTACCATCATAAGTTACTGTTATATTGTTCCAAAAATAACTGCCGCCTTCAACAAGCCAGTTATCAGTAGTTATGTTTATTCCAATTTCATTGCTACTACTATCGAATAAAGTAACAAATAATTTACCTACACCATCTGTTTTAAATAAGTACTCTGTAGATTTCATTAAAGCAATTCCATTAGTAGAATTCATAGTGCTAGGTTTAACCCAAAAAGATATTGAAAAAGAAGTGTCTGCAGAACCTGTTGTAAAACTAAAGTTATCATTATCACTAAATTCAATATAATCAAACAAACCGTCAAAATCCATACTATAACTACTATATAACAAACTTCTATTTAAATCAGATGTTACTAAATTTGCTGTAGTCATACCTGAGCTTATGCCATTAAAAGTTGAAACTGGGACATCGCTTACGGAAATATCGCTTGTTACAGATTTTACAGCTACTGAGTTTCCAGATTTATCATATAAACCACCTCCAGATGTTTGTGTTGTATTTTCTAAAGTATTCCAAAGCAACATACTTGAATCTTGAGGTATGGAGCTTTTAGTAAGTAAAGGCGTACCATTATTGTATAAAGTAGAAACTTCTGATGCAGTTAAACCTTTATTCCATATAATAAAATTAGAACATCTCATACCTACAGCAGAGCCGCTACTATCTTTAATAGCCACTTCACCCTTGGTACCGCCAGAGCTAACATCCCAAAGTGTTCCTGTTGCCGATACTGAATCGACTTCTGTATCATTTAAATAAGCTTTCCAAGTACTGCCGTTATAAGTAAAAGTTAATAAACTAAAACCTGGAGTTGGGCTAATTATATTTCCAACGTATACTGTATACGTATTGTAACCGCCAGCTCCATCATTTGTTTTCAAACCAGCATAAACAGTAGGAGCAGATGATCTATTCTGTATAACTCTAACATTGTAATAAGTAGCGTTCCAATTACCAAATATTAAATCTGAAGAGTTTACACTACTTTCGTTCATCCACCACATAGAGTAAGTAATTTCAGGTTCATTACTTAAATACAAACTATCATATCTAATTTCTGAATTTTGACCAAATACTAAACACTTGTTAATTGAAGCTGGATAAGCTTGATTTTCTAAAAACCAAGCTTCATATAAATTTTGAATTTGAGAAGGTTCTGGAGTTAAATAAAAACTAGTATCAACATCCATTTTCCACCAACCTTTTAGGTTAGCAGCTTGTGGCTGTGTTCCAGTATAAGGTCTTCCATTATTGTAAAGAGTTGTAACTTCGCTAGATGTTAACTCAGCATTCCATATTTGAGTATTACTAATTAAAGCATCAGAAGTATAACCACTTGTAATTCCAAATATTCTAATAATTTTATTAAGGTCGTCAGCATCTAAAGTTGCACTTGTAAAGCGTGTGCCAGAATTTTGTGCAACTCCATCTATATACATTAACCCTCCATTTGTATCATCATAAGTGCAAGCAATGTGATACCATTTATTAGTAGATAAACTGTTATCTGATTGCATGAACTTTCCAGAACTGTTATATGTATCAACCCAAAATTGCAACTTACTTGACGTTTCTATATATAATCCAAAACCTTGGGTCCAAGCGGATGGAGGTTGTTTACTAGCTCCAATTAAATGTTCATATCTTACAAAATCTTGTATGTTAGCCCACAATGAAAAAGAAAAAGATGTAGAAACAGAAAGATCACCTAGCGTGCTAGTTGTTATGTATCCAGAACCTTGAGAATCAAAAACTGTATCATTACTACCTGATTCGTTCGGAATCGTTAGTGTTGAAGAACTACCTGTAGACGATTCACCTAAAGGATAATAAGCTATAGGTGCTGGACCTGCAATAGCCATAGGATTTTGTGGGTTAGGTGTAGATCCACCAGCATTATTGTTGTATAAATATTTTACTTGAGTTTCAGAAAGTGCGTAGTTAAAAATAGCTGTTTGACTTATCTTACCATCAAAAACACTAGAAGTATTATAATAAGTTCCTATATATAAAACATTACTTAACAAATTAATACTACTATAACTAAAAGATTCAGACTGTAAGGCACCATCTAAATAAATTTTACCAGTTGTAGAAGCCGAAGCATCCATAATAGCTACTAAATGGTGCCAACTTGTTGTATCTGTGAAAGCAATTTTTGAAGATGTTACATTTCTGACTCTTATAAAGTTTGACTGAATATTAAAACTAAAACTACCGTGTGAATTTGAAGGATTTGAAGAAAACCAAATTAAACCATCGTCTCCGTTTGTAGTATTTGCTTTAAACCATAAAGAAACACTGAGACCTCCAGTATAACTATTACCAATAGAATCACCAACGCCTGAGCCACAATTTATATAATCTGCTGTTCCATCAAAACTTAAACTATAGTTATCTAACTTACTCTGATTACTGTTTTCAGGCATTCGCCATACTGGTGATGTCCACTTTGTTGCCATATAATTATTTTAATCCCCCATTCTGTACCAAGCTACAGGGGCTGTTAAATTACTATTATTACTTAAATCTGCTGTTTTACCAGTGGTAGATGCATTATAAATATCTTCTTTAATTTGTTTTGGTGTAAGAACGTAATCAAATATAGCCACTTCGTCAAGTTTGCCATTAAGATGTCTATTAGCAGCTCCAGGATCATCTCCAGCAATAAAGTCAGCACTCTGGGTAATAGCAGTGATTGTAGCTGAGCTTTGAACTTGACCTGTTTTGTCTCCGTTAACATATAAATCCCATTTACCACCTACTGTTCCTGTGCAAACAATATTATACCAATTACCAGCTGTTAAAGTTGTAGATGTTGTAACAGTGTGAGTACCACCTGAAGCTGATCTTTGTTGTATTTTAATTTTAAAATCACTTCCACTAATATTATCTAAATATATTAAAATATAATCATTACCATTTCTAGAAGTTAAAATTCCAGCATAAAGTATAGGCGTTGTAACGTTTACCCAAAAGCTAAAACTTGTACTTGTTAATCCGTTAACTATATTACTATCGTTTAAATCTATAAAAGAATCAACACCATTAAAACTCATACTAAAGGCATTATCTACTTTTGCAGGTGCGTAACCAGGTGTGTAAGCATGGCGGTTATCTGGTATCATATTATAGCTAATTGAATTAGCTGTAGACTCTGGCGCGTCTCCTATTTTATCTGTAACTGCTAATCCAACACCATATCCACCACCGTAAGATTGTGGTGCATCTGCAGATAACATTGCTGTCTGAGTTCCAGAACCTGTACCAGTTGGGCCACCTGATATTTGATTTGGTATTGTAATATTGTTATTTACAAAAAAAGCATCTTCACCTAGTCTCCACCAATTAGTAGGAGATAGTGAAGTTAAATCACCAGGCCTTCCGTTGTTATAAACTTGATTTACTTGAGTAGCTGTTAACGCTTGGCTAAATATAGCCACCTCGTCAATTTTACCAGTTAATCCCCAATTGCCATCCGTTCTTTCACCGATTCTAAAACTAGCAATATCCATACTATCTGTATTAGTGCCAGTTCCATCTGCAACTCCATCAGCGTAAAATGCTAAATCATTACCTGTTCTTGTAATTACACAATGGTGCCAGTTACCTACACTTAATGCTGAGTCTGCACGATAACTTGCATTACCTCTATAGAATCCCCATTTATTAGAGTAAGTATTATAATCTGTAAATATACCTCCATCTAGCCCTGTACCTAGTTCAAATCCTAGAGCATATTGAATAGTGGCATTATATGCAGGGACATTAAACCAAAAACTTATCGTCCAATCTCCAGATATAGATAAAGCTGCATCTACTTGATTTGTACCATCAAAATCTAAACTAAAATTACTATATGGTGATTCAAATTGTAAATCACTAGGTATTAAAGATGTACTAGGTAACGTTGTACTAGTACCATTATTAGATCCAGCAGAATCATTTATAGTCCAAGTAGATGTTGCAGGGTTATAACTACTAGTAGCAGCATTTAGTTTCCACCAGCTTTTTAAGTTAGAAGACTGAGGCTGTGTTCCTATATAAGGAGTTCCGTTATTGTAAATAGTTGCTATTTCTGAAGTGGATAAATTAGTATTCCATAGCTGAACATTACTCATTTCACCTAAAAATGAACCTCTAGTACCAGCATTAGAATTTGTTGGATTTCTACACCCTATAGTTAAATTTGTTGAAGTAGATATTAGTGAGCTTGGTATGTCTGCCGAAAAACCTTCATCAAAAACTTCATAGTCTCCATCTATATATATTTTTAATCTTCCTGCGTTTTGTGTGGCTGTGTCAGCGTGTGTAAAAGTCCCATCATATACAACGATTATGTTAGTCCATTCATTATTTATGGGTTTTCTACTACTCGGTGATCCAACATTTCTTCTCCCGTAGCTTCCACCAGCAAATGCATATAAACTATTTTTATTAACACTAAGCTGAATATTGTCATCATCAGATAATGTATCTATTGGTGGTGTGTGAGAGGCTATTAGTACATTTCTATTATTAATATTTTGAAAATTAGCCCATAAAGAGAGAGTGTATTTATCAGATCCATTTAAGCTATTTGGAAATGTAGATCCAATATGTGGGGAAGGATTAGCGTTGTAATCGTTAAATTCAAATACATAATCTTTTATTGCTTGATTAGGAAATTTCCATGAATTAGTTTGTCCGCTAGGTGTTCCTCCTAGTTCACCACTATTACCAGCAAATTCACCTAAAGGGTAATAAGCAAGAGGTTTAGCAGATAAAGCCATTAAGTTAGCAGGTGCATTAGCTGTAGATAAAGCAGCTATTTCATCATTATTTAATATTTTATTCCAAATTGCTACTTCATCAATATTGCCTTTA